GCGTGATAAACTACGCAGATGGGTGTATGGTTCACTCATTCCTTGCCGTTCTGAGCGTGGTATTATTCGTTTTGTGGGCACTCCTATGAATTTGGACGATCCACTTGAGTCCTTAATGCCTAAAGAGAATGATAAATATACAATTGTAGAAGATCTTAAAGTATGGTCCACTAAAAAGCACGGAATGTGGAGATCTGTTAAGTATCGCGCACATAATTCTGACTATTCAAAGCTATTATGGCCGAGTAGAAAGACAAAACAAGATTTTATTCAGCTTAGAGATGACTTTATTTCACAAGGCATTCCAGAAGTTTATGCTTGTGAATATTTATGTAATCCAGTAGATGATTCTATTAGATATTTTAAGAAATCTGATTTACTTGCTTTAACTAAAGAAGATAAACTCAAGAAAGTTAACTACTATATAACAGCAGACTTAGCAATTTCAGAAAAAGAACGTGCTGATTACTCTGCGTTTGTAGTTGGAGGTATGGATGAGAATGGTATTTTACACATCAGAAATGTTATCAAAGATAGATTACCTGGAGATGAGATTGTAAATACTTTATTATCATTACAAAGAGTATATACTCCACTTGCAGTTGGTATTGAAGACATGCAGGTGTCTAAATCAATAGGTCCATTCTTAAATAGGGCTATGATCGAAGAGAATACGTTCTTAAATGTCATTCCATTAAAACCTAATAAAACAGATAAGATCTCACGATCAAGATCTATTCAAGCTAGAATGAGAGCAGGCGCTGTTAAGTTTGATAAAGAAGCAGATTGGTGGCCTGATTTAGAACATGAACTATTGGTTTTCCCAAGAGGAAAACATGATGATATGGTAGATGCAATTGCTTATCTTGGATTAATGATTGATAAAATCATCGAGGCTCCTACTAGGGAAGAAGTTGCTGAACTTGAATATGAAGATGAATTAGAACAATCTGATTTAAACTTACAGGGTAGGAGTGAAATTTGTGGCTACTGAACAATTAGAGAAGTATATAGACAGTATCAATATTGCAAGAGATCTAGATGAAGACACATTAAAAAAGATTGGTGATGATGTTGTACGTGGATTTGATGTCGATATTCAATCTAGATCTGAATGGGAAAGAAATGTAGATACTTGGATTGATTTAGCAAAATTAGTATCTGAAAAGAAAACATACCCATGGCCAGGTGCTGCTAATATTAAATACCCATTGTTAGCAACAGCAGCCATGCAATTCGCAGCACGGGCATATCCTTCATTAATACCTTCTAATAATAATGTTGTCAAATGTCGTGTAGTTGGTTCTGATCCAGATGGACAAAAAGCAGATAGAGCAAAACGAATTTCCAAATATATGTCTTACCAAGTCATGGATGAAATGCCTGATTGGGAAGAAGAAATGGATAAACTTCTGATTACTCTTCCTATTGTTGGAACATGTTTTAAGAAGACATATTGGGATAGTGAAAGATCTGTTAATTGTTCTAAGTTAATTCCCCCAAAACAATTAGTAATTAATTATTGGGCAAGATCTGTTGAAGATGCTGAACGAATTACTGAATGGTTTCCATTATCAGAACGTAAATTAAAAGAAAAACAATTAGCAGATTTGTATTTGGATATCACATTACAAGAACCTTCTGCTATTTATGAACCTGGGCGACAGATCGGAACTTCAGATCTAAGAGTTCCAGAAGAAGATGAAACAACTCCATATTATATTCTAGAACAGCATACTTATTTAGATTTAGATAAAGATGGATATGCGGAACCTTATATAGTAACTGTAGAATATGGATCTAAAAAGGTTCTTCGTATCGTAGCTAGATACACAGCAAATGGTATAGTATTAAATGAAGATAATAAACTCTGTAGAATCGAACCTGTTGAGTATTACACAAAATTTCCTTTCATTCCAAACCCAGATGGGTCAATTTATGATCTTGGTTTTGGAAGATTACTTTGCCCCATTAATGAATCTGTTAATACACTTCTAAATTTATTAGTAGATTCTGGAGCATTAAGTAATTTACAAGCGGGATTCATTGGTAAGGGTCTTAAAATTAAGATGGGAAGTGAAAACTTCAGGCCCGGAGAATGGAAGGCAGTTAATGCTATTGGTGATGATTTAAAGAAACAAATCTTCCCATTACCAGTTCGTGAACCTTCTGAGGTTTTATTTAAGTTATTAGATTTGTTAGTTAAATCTGGTAAGGAATTAGCCTCTGTTGCAGAGATATTTGTTGGTAAAATGCCAGGACAAAATACCCCAGCAACTACCACAATGGCTACAATTGAGCAGGGAATGAAAGTATTCACTGCTGTTTATAAACGTGTCTTTAGAGCAATGTCTAAAGAATTTAGAAAGATTTATAAACTGAATAGAGACTATGCAAATCCTGAAGAGTATATTGATGTCATTGATGAGCAAATTCAACAAAGTGATTTTGAAGGCCCAGAAAATGATATTATACCCGCTGCAGATCCGCAAGCTGCAACTTCTACAGAGAAGCAAGCTAAGGTAGAAAGTCTATTACAACTTATGGGACTTGGAACTCTAGATCCAAATGAAGTTACAAAGAGAGCATTAGAAGCACAAGAACAACCTAATATCGAAGCACTCTTTAGAAAAGAACCTCCTGCCCCAGATCCAAAAGTACAAGCAATTCAAATGAAAGCACAATTAGATCAACAAAAGGGACAGAATGATATTCAAATTGCTCAAATGAAAGCACAGATGGAACAAGCTTCTAAGGAACAAGAGTTAATTTATGAACAAAGAATTAAAGAATTAGAACTCAAATTTAAAGCTATGGAAGCAATGCTAAAGATGAGAGCATCACAGGCAGAGGCAAATGCTTCAATGCAACAACAAGCACAACAGCACAGTTTGAATATGGCTACACAGCGTGCAGCCCATCAAATGAATGCACAACATACTTCAGAGATGAATTCTATAAAACAGCAACAAGCAAAAGCAAAACCAAAGACTACCCCTAACAAGTAAGGAGTATTATGATTACCAAAAGTGATTTTCAAAGTTGGAAGGATCATCCAGTTACCATCGCATATTTTGATGCATGTAAACTTCGTGTAGAAGATGCTAAAGATATTTTAGCTAACTCTGCTGGATTATCTTCAGAAGATGATAATTTTTACAGAGGGTTCATTGCCGCATATAGAGAGAAATTCTCTATTGATTCTGAGGAACTTTCATGAAACTAGTTCCTATATTACATAGAATTCTTGTAAAGCCGAAACAATTGGCAGAGGCAAATGAAACATATCGTAAAATGTCAGAACTCGGATTCGTTATACCAGATGTTACAGATGTTAAGCGAGAACAACAAGCTGTAGAGATTGGTACTGTCTTAGCAATTGGAGATACTGCATACACTGGAAATTTTGAAACAGAAACAAAACCAAAGGTTGGTGATGTTGTTTATTTCGCAAAATATTCTGGCAAAGAAGTATTAATAAATAAAGAAAAACATCTACTTCTAAATGATGAAGATGTTGTTGCAATAGTAATTGGAGATTAATATGACTGAAGAAGTTAAAGTTTTAGAATCAGAAAAGCAAGAAGTTGTTCCAACTGAACCAATCAATAATGAACCCTCTGATATAGAACAAAGGGCAATGGATTTAGGTTGGAGACCAAAGGAAGATTTTGAAGGTGACGAAGCTACTTTCATAGATGCTGCAGAATTTGTACGAAGGCAACCTCTATTCGACAAAATCGAATCAATGGGTAGAGAACTCAAAGAGACTAAAAAGGTCTTAAATCTTTTACAAGAACATCATAAGAAAGTAAAAGAGACAGAGTTTAAACGTGCATTAGATGAGCTTAAAGTAGAGAAGCGCAAAGCCTTAGAAGATGGAGATGCAGATAAGCTATTAGCAGTTGATGATGCAATTGCTGAAATTAGAACTGCTCAGATCACTAAACAAAATGAACCAGAACAACAGACTGTTCATCCAGACTTTGTAGAGTGGGTAAATAAAAATAAATGGTATGCTAAAGATCCAGAAATGCGTGCCTTTGCTGATGCTGTTGGATTACAGTATAAAGACAAAACTGGAGCATCAAATGAAGATGTTCTTAAGTATGTTGTGGAACGAGTTAAAACTACATTTAAAGATAAATTTGTAAATCCGAATAGAGCAAAACCCAATGCTGTTGAGAATACAAATAGTGTTGTTGAATCTAAAAGCAAAGTAGATTCTTTTGAATTATCCGAAGATGAACGTAAGGCAATGAATACCTTTGTTCGTAATGGGGTTATGACTAAAGAAGAATATATTGCTGAGATTAAGAAATTAAGGGGCTAAGAATGGAAAAGAGACTTCCTAGAGAAAAACGAACTCCAATTAATGGTACTCGTAACATATTAACAATTCGTGGGCAAGAGCCTGGATATAGATATAGAATTGTAAACGATGATGGTGACAGAATTCCTATGCTACAAGAACAAGGATATGAACTTGTTCAAGATGCCTCTATTACTGTCGGTGATCGTCGGATTGCAAATCCTACTAAAGAAGGATCTCCTGTTCAGGTTTCTGTTGGTGGTGGACAAAAAGGTTTCGTGATGCGAATCAAGGAAGAGTGGTATCAAGAAGACCAAAAAACCAAACAGAAAGCTGTGGATGATCTCGATGAATCCATGAAGGCTAATGCAAAGAAAATTGCCGATTACGGCTCTTTAAAAATAAGTTAACTTGCAATATAGCCTTCATTTAAAATTATTTTTGGAGGCTACATGGCTAACACATCAAAAATTAACGGCTTTCGCCCTGTAAAGCACACTTCTGGTGCGCCTTATAACGGCCAATGCAATCTTTATCAAGTACCTTCTTCTGATGGTACAGCCCTTTTCGTTGGTGATCCAGTTAAATTGTCTGGTTCTTCTGACGCAAATGGTATCGCCACTGTTATTCGTGCCACTGCTGGTGGCCCAGTATTAGGAGTTATTGTTGGAATTGTTCCAGCTAAACTAGATCCTGTTGCTGGTAAAATGACTGGTGGTTCAACTGCTCTTGATACTCCTCAGTACCGCGCTGCTTCAACTGATGCTTTTGTTTTAGTATGCGACTCTGACGATGTTATCTATGAAGTAGAAGCTACAACTTCTGGTGGTGCTTCTTATTCATTTGCTGCTGCCGATGTTGGTTTAAATGCTGATGCATATTTAACAACTGGTTCTACAACTACTGGTGTTTCTGGTTGTGCTTTAAATATGACTGGTGCAGCCACTACAGCTACTCTACAATTTAAAATTCTAGGCACTGTTCAACGTGTTGACAATGAGCCTACTGGTAATGCTACTAAAGTTCTCGCTAAGATTAACCAAGCCACTCTTGGCACTGGTACTGGCGCTACTGGCGTTTAATAATTAAAGGAGAATAATAATGTCTGTTATTACTACTGGTTCTTTTGCAAAGGCTTTATGGCCCGGCGTTAATGCTTGGTACGGTAAAGCCTATAATGACTATCCTGTTGAATGGGACAAGTTATTTGAATCTAACAAATCCACACGTGCTTATGAGGAAGATGTTGGTCTGTCTGGTTTTGGTTTAGCTAATGTTAAATCCGAAGGCGCTCCTATCAGCTATGACTCTGAGAAGCAAGGTTTCACTTCTAGATACAACCATGTTGTGTATGCTCTTGGTTTTACTATTACCCGTGAAATCTATGAAGATGATCAATATGATGTTGTAGGTAAACGTAAGGCCCAAGGTCTTGCTCGTTCCATGCGTCAAACTAAGGAAATTGTTGGTGCTAACGTTTATAACCGCGCATTCAACACTTCCTATACTGGTGGTGATGCTTCTACTCTAGTAGCTTGTGCTGCTGGTGGTTCAGCTTCTCACCCCAATGTTGCTGGTGGTACTTGGACTAATGGTCCATCTGCTGCTGTCGATCTATCAGAAGCTGCTCTAGAACAAGCTACTATTGATATCGCTGGTTTCCGTGATGATCGTGGTTTACTAATCGCTGCCAAACCCCGTGGTCTAGTTATTCCTTATCAACTTCAATTTGAAGCTAAGAGAATTCTAGGTGCAGATGGCCGCGTTGGTACTGATCTAAATGATCCCAACGTTATTAAGGATATGGGTCTTTTTGGTAACGTTATCGTTAATCATTATCTAAACGATCCTGATGCTTGGTTCATTCTAACTGATGTTAAGGATGGTCTAAAGTATTTCGAGCGTCGTGGTGATGAGTTCGATATGGATAACGATTTTGATACTGAGAATGCTAAGTACAAGGCTTCTGCCCGTTATTCCTTTGGTTGGACTGATCCTCGCGGTATCTATGGTTCTCCAGGCGTTTAATAAATAACAACACCCGCCACGCCTCTACATGTAAGCGCACCCCGGCGGGTTATTCTAGGAGAATTATATGGCAAACTTTACTGCTGCACAAGTTGGTCTATCCTATCCAAAGGGACGTGATCTAATAACAAAGATCATACCCATTGCTAGAACAGATAGTTCAACTCCTAAATGTGTGTTGCCAAAGGATGCGGTTGTAGTTGGTCTTCATGTATATCAAGCCACTGCTGCCGTTACTGGTGCTGCCACATTTAACTTAGGTTGGTCTGGTGCTACTACTGGATTAATTAATGCATACTCAATGGCAACTACTTCCACTGGTCTT